GCTTGGCAAGAGCGCACGGATATTAACGACCCCCGTGCTTCATGGTAGATTTTATCACACACCCCCATGGCCAGAAAATGTGTGACGTGGTCGAATACGACCATATTGACTGTATGGGGGTGGTTGTCAGTCCACCGGCGAAACCGCCTACTGCCCTGAACCGCGGTAATTACCGCGATTCCTTTTCATCATCATCAGTCTGCATAATGAAGATTGTGGGTTCTTGAAGAGTACGGTCTTTCAAGATTGCCCTATCTTCCAGACTGGTAAAAATACGAAGATGCTTGGTCAATTGGCTTTCAGCTCGTCTTTTGACATGGCTCACTCGTATGTAGTCCCAACATTTTTGCATTGCTTTTTTGATGTCGGGAGGCATATCGGGATCAGCCATGAGCTCAACTGAACAAGCCAAAAATCGCTGTTCAGCCCCAAAAATGGAACCCAAAGAATCAGCGATGGAGCCAACCGTGTCACCAATAGAATTGGCAACACGACTGCCTTTTTCCCAAATGGACGCCATGTCGCTGATGATCGCAGGTGAAATGCCATCATCACGCCACACTTGCCGTGCAATGGCGTTTCGAGGAAGTTTGGTCAATGCGCGAGTAATTTCAATGCGTGAATTGTCCAAAGATCCAAGGGAAATGGTAGGATTGACCAAAGGCGCCACGTCCGCCAATGGGATTCCCTCCCAAAGGCGTATAACTTGCGCATCCAAGTTTTGCGGTGACGCCGTGGCCGTGCGAGCCCACGAGTAAACAACAGTGGAATCAGGAGCATTTGTGAGATAATTGGCCTGATTGGCCAAGATATCACCTCCATACAACCAAATGTTGTCAATGCACGTTGGAGTCATCAACGAACCTGTTTGCTGGCGCAATACAGTTGTGGATGGAAACCAAGTGGGCGCTCCAATATCACCTGGACTGTTTAAGGACCGTAAAAACCCAATGCCAGCAGAACGCAACTTGTTGTAAGTAGTGTTGACTGCTGCAATTGCTGTAGTCAAAAACTTGTTTGTTGGGGCATTGCCCTGATACACATTTCCAGCCATGTTGGCGACTGGGGTCATATTCCGAACCAATTGTTGACACGCAACCATACGAGCAGCGAAGAAATTAGCAGCAAGGAGAGCAATGATAGTATCCACGACATTCGAGGTTGTGGCAACTCCCCCTGGAGCGGGATTGCCACCAACTTGGAAGGAAGTGGCAATGTAATCCGCGCCCCAAGGAGCGCTGATGATAACTGCCTCTGATGCCCCAGTAAAAACATTGTTGAAAGTAGTAGTCGACTGTGCATTTTGGGAACTTGATGGAGCAGTTGCTGAAACAGTTTGGTCCGGAATCTTTGGTAGTATTCTGGAGGCTGCAGCACTGTAGGGCTCCAATAAGCCATATGCATACTCGCTATTTTCAGACTGAGCAATTGCTTTGGGGTCACCAGCATTCTTCTCTGGCATGTTTGTAGAAAAATTAGGAACGTTGAACCCAACAGGCGCCGACGATTGTGGAGTGTTTGGTACAATTCCACCATTTCCTTTATTGGAATACGGGTTCGTTGCAACACGCGTTGTTCCACGAATAAGGAAGCGTCCACCAGCAGCAGGACGGATATCCACAGAACCAGCAGGCGTCTTAATTGTAACGCTCTTCCGCTGGGTGATTGCATTCCGTAATGCTGTTTTGGCTTCGTTCAATTGTTTCTGCAAATCGGGTTTTTGAGATGATTTTTGGGGCAAATTGGCCACCGTCTTGGTCTGTTTCTCCTTTTTGGGAGGTTGTGCCTTTGTTGGCATTGATGTGACTTTCTCACAAATAGGGAGGTATTGGTTGTTTTCTTCTCGCCTACTCTGTCTTTCTGGCAGGTTTTGCTCAGGGCCGACAGATCTCCCAGACCAAACGGGAGTCAAAAATTGTCCAATGGATTCAAGACCATGAATCCATCTGCTGAGAGCGTTACACTTGTTAGCAATCCATAACGATGTCGAGACTTTTACTTCGTGCAGGAAGAACATGGTGATACCAAAAGGTGTGGAGTAAATACAACGCATCAAAATGCGTCTTATAAATACCACTAGTCTTTTGCAAATAGACTCCCAAATGGAACCCAAACTGAAACCTCGCACCACCAGTGCGGAAATGTATTTGGCGATGACATGAAACGAGGTGGCAGCCTGGGTGCCAAGTTTTTGGACCAAAATTGCTATGAATTTCTTGTAAAACACCATGAGACTCAAAATAGCAATGGACCAATTCAAGCAGAGACAATACCATAATGGTAGAAGTTGTTTCATGCGTGCATACACGGCAAAATTTTGAACCATGTGTACAATTATAGCCACATGTGTGGGTATAAGAGTCATAGCCGTATGAAACAACATACCAAATGGCAATCCTATCGGATGGAACATGCCCTCAATTGTTGGAATTAAAACGGAGATCAAATATCTACACGAACTCACCTTTGAGTGCCAAAAATGTTTGAGACACTCCTCAATGATTGGGCAAATGACAACATCGCGCCAGAACTGAACCTGCGGATATTCAGGTAAAGGAACGGTGGTGGCAAACACTGATTTCACTTGGAGTACACCAAGGGATTCAAATGTTTGTTCCATGAAGGAGAAGAGACTGGGTTCACTCACAAACGAACCTAATTGTGCGTGTTCCAAATGTCGAGCAAAATGGTTTTCCATATCATGCGTCAAACCATATTTCGACATAACATGTTCCCAAGTCTCAGGGGTTGGTTGATATCCTGACAAATGATTATGAAAGTCGTATCCTTCAATTATATCTGAGTAAGAAAGATTAACGACTTGGTCTTCAGTCAAATTCAACATGCGTCGAATCAGGATGCGCACGAAAGGTACATGTGACAAATCGCGCGCCAACCCAAGGGCCACCCCGCGGACAAACAAACTGTCCGGTAGCTTAGGGGTGCCAATCTGGTAGCCTAAACAAACTAATGCTTTGGTAAACTTCATGCTTGGTAGGTAATAAACAGCACCTTCAACTCTAACAGGTAAGAACATTCTAGAACAATATTCCAAATCTGTTGGAGTTGGTGCAGGTTCAACTTTAATGGTCAATCCCATCCAAGAAGCGTCCCAATTGACTATTGGCCTGTTTGTGGCTATTCCACTGTCATCACCAACTGCGATGAGTCGCAGAATTGGAGATGAGAACGTTCCAACGTATGGGAGGAACGTTTCGGGAAATTTTAACTGTGGATATTCCCGCGTAAATTCGTAAAGATTACGTTTAATCGTACGAACTTCGTTTTCCGCGATATGATTTGCTCGGCACCATAACATAGTCAAAACTATAACATTAAGTATGGTGTTGAACAAAGTGGTCCATGGGACGCCGGAAGCCAGGCGTCCCTTCACGCGGAAGTACATTCCCGCAGCCCATCCGAACACTGCCTTCATTTTTTCGGATATAATACTTTTAATCCCTTTTGGTCCTGGTAAATAAGTCCAAAATTTCAAAAATAGATCAATAAGGGGTTTAACAACAGCAACATAGAGCTTAAAAAACCAGGAAGCATCGAGGCGGGAAAAATCATTGTGGAACAGCTTCAAACCCCGAGCGTGGGCGTCTGTAAGCCATTCAGCCAAATCCTCACCACGTGCCCCACTGGTAAAATAGAATGGAGAATGTTTATGCCAAACTCGTTTCAAGTGATTTTGCATGGCCCAGATGGCTGGGCCAGTTAAAATTTGTAATAAGTCACTTGCAGAATTGACTATTCTGGGATCAAAATCCTCCTTAATGAATTTTTCAACTTTTGAGAAGGATTTATGAGCATTAATCAAGTTCCATTCCTCTGGAGTCACTGTGTCGTGCTTGAGTCGCAACAAAAGTATTTTAAAGCGCGGGACATTTTTGGCCCCCGGACGGGCCAACCACCGATTCACATGTTTTTCATATTCATCCCAATTGGTGCACACGGGGAGTCCTTTCAACTCACCACGTACATCAGACAAAAATGCCTGCTTGTTCCTACGGGAGAACATTGCCAAATCGTTATGGGGGTCATCCAATTCATTTTCAATTTGTTCAGCTCCCAAACGATTTCTTATGGCAACATGCGCATTGGTGGGACCAGTGCTAGGCACGACCGGGATGAAGTTAACTCCAATACCGCTCAACTGAACGGTATCTTTTTCAGAGTTTATTCCTTCCTCATAGTTCTCAACGATCGTGGTACTGGCTTGTGGCTTGATCTTACGGTAGTTGAACTGCCATGTTTTGAAGCGTTCACAAACCTGTACGACACAAGATGGAAACTGTCCAATTGCTCCAATATTGTGCCAAAGATCAAAATTTGGTCGGAAAGTGCGAGCATCACTAGCCTCGATATCCATCAAATGACGGCTGTCACTCAAGGCTTGATAAGCTACATGATAGTGTTGTCGCACTGCGGCCAACTTGCGTTGGAATAGGCAGTGTGCCATTGCCGCTACAGCTGCCCAATAGTACCATGAGCTTTGAAGATTGGAAACCCAATCACGTTGCTCACGGTTACGCCAACGCGTACCATGCTTTAAAAGTGCCCGGCCCAATCGTATGATTAGACCAGGCAAAGCCAACACACTTCCTGACCTTTGGACTAATGCAAGAGCCCGCTCCATCCAAGTAGGATCTGGAGAAATGTGACCTGTCAGTGACTTGTATTCAGCTTCATGGTATTTAGCCTCCATGGCAATTGAGCGCCACACCTCAAGTTCGGTGTCAATGTTCAAAAACATTGCAATGCGCGCAATTTTCATGGTGGCTGATGCTTTGTCCTCTGGAGGCATGTCAACATTCTCCAAGAGCTTCTTCACGTGTCGAATAACGGACAACGTTAAAGAGGGTTCACGAACATTGCCGGCAACAAAAAGTGCGGTTTTGCTAATGACGTCCTTTGGGAGATAGTCAGAAGCCATGTCCGTGCTGAGCACCACCCAGGGACCCAAACTCACCACGCGTTTGACAGGGTAGTCATAGCGTGCGAATGCCACTTTCCAGTTTTCCGAGTCAACTCGGAAAGTGGCTTCACCGCGTGAGCTTGGATCCAACAAAGCAGCCCGAAGATCCACTTGTGGAAATGGATCATGTTCCAAACGTGGGCATGTCATCATCGACAGGACCACGGTGGAACAAGGATCAGGCAATGAGTACACGGTGTGCCACACCAAATGACCAGAAATTTTATTGCCATTATCCATGTACTCATAAGGAATTGCCCCATTGCCAGAGAAAACCCAGTCGTGACAAGGATCATTAAATTCCTCAACACTACCGAGCACTTTGGAATGAACGCGCCCACCCACTTTTCGCCAATATAGTTCACTTGCCACACTACCAATTGGTTCAACCATTGGGTGAAAAGCCCACAAAACCGTTCGAGATGCCACAGAGTTGCAAAATCGGGCAATGTCATTGGAGTTATGGCGATAACTCATGGTTATTATTCCACTAGAAAATTGTCGGCACTGACAATTCCATGGTTCGTGCCGGCACCAATTTCCTTGGGCCATGTTGTGAACAAACTGCTCATGCAAACCATTACGAACCTCATTGGTGGTAACCGGGGAAACGGCCCACAAATTTGGATGTTGCATTAATGGTCCCATAATGCGACGTGGGTTGGTGGCAACAACGGCTATGATTCCAGCTGGATCAGCCGCGCGAATGTGTTGGACACACATACGTTCCACCTCTCGGCGCACAAACCCAAGTACCCCATGCTCATAGGGACTTGCTTGGGGATCGAAATTGAACTTTGTTTCAGGATACAATCTTTCCAAAATTGCTTTCTGTTTCTTAGTTGGGACAAAGTTCAAATTTCGAACGACTTTCCCCTCGTCAGCCAAATCAGCCCCATCCCCATCCGGGGGCATTGGAATAGCAGCATTCACAACTACTGGAGGTGGTGCTGGCGCTGCAGCGGCAGCCACAACCACTGGAGGTGGGAGTGGCGCCGCATCAGCAATTGGCTGATTGGCCGGAACTGGTGGGGGAGGTAGGGGTTGCCCAGCATTATACTGCTGCATGGCATTTTTAGCGCGCCATTGTTGTTGTTGTGCCTTTCGGACCCTGGGAACATCGCCATCCTTGCGAATACGCCCCTTGGCGTTTCGTTTGTCATTGAGAGACATCCGCTTGGTGGCTTGAACCTTAACCTCTCGCTCTTTTTCTTCCGGAGGAGTCGGTTTTTCGGAAATTTTGGCCTGTTTTCCTTCATGGTGCTTGGAATCGCGATCTGCCAAAGCGTTGAAATGCTCAACCAATGGAGCAACCAGAGAATCGCGTTCCGCCAACGGGGCAAAAGTGTTGGCCACTTGCACCCATGATCGTGACGAATCAACAGAACGAGTTGGGCGGGCTCCATTACGAACCTCGACCCACGGACGTCTGTCAGCGTCAACAACAGTGGTGGTACCGCCTAATGCACTGTCGACTACCACCGAATCGACAGTCGCATGCTTCTTTTCGTCAAGAAGGGGAGCCTTAAGCTCAAAATCCCGGGGATCCCGGGGGGGAAAGGACCCACTGCTCACGCT